CTACAAGTTCATCGAACTACCGCCCAACGCTCCCAACACTGCGGAAGCAACCGCGATAATCACTTTCAAAATTGTGTCCCATACTTTTCCTTTCATAACTTTAGTCTCCTTTTAATTAATAGTTAGTAGTTTAAATCTCTAAAAAAATACACGCGTGCTTGTCTAAGTCAAATAATCTTTGTTTCTTTGTACTAGTTAACTGTATGACGATGCAAATACACTAACTTGTTTGTGAAAAGCAATTAGTATAGCGTATCATTGTTAGTATATTAAGATCGTTTAACTAACTAAATATATAACCGTTAGTACTAAAATAAGTATGGAAGGTTGGGAAAGAGTACAATACATTATGGAAGCGGAAGGGTATAATAAAAACTCTTTCAGTGTTGCAATTGGAATTAGTAATAATGTGACTATCACTAGAATAATCAACGAAAAGAGAAATCCGTCACGAGCTACGTGTCAGAAAATCATAGATCGTTTTCCACAATATAGTTTCGACTGGTTATTTTCTGGAATAGGGAACATATTGAATGAAGGACAAATAGTTAGTATTAAATCAGGAGAAGAGAGAGTAGAAACAGAAAATAATACTAACATACCATTCATATCTAATGCCAACCGATTAGAAACTACCGGTTTCATGAATGTCCCCTTAGTACATATCCGTGCCCAATGTGGATATCTGAACGGTTATGGGGACGAAGGATATTTAGAGAGTCTGCCAAGTCTACCCGTTATCGTCGACCGCACTTATCATGGGAAATACATGTTATTCGAAGCTGAAGGAGATAGTATGGACGATGGTTCCAAAGATTCTATTTGCGATGGAGATATTGTATTGGCAAGAGAAGTTAACAGAGATTTATGGAGATACAAACTTCATATTAGAGATTGGTATTTTATTATTGTACATCGCACGGAAGGAATAGCAATAAAAAAAATTGTTGACCATGATGTAGAACGTGGAATAATCACCTGTCATTCCCTTAATGATATGTTTCGGGACTATAAAGTACATTTAGGCGAGGTAGCCGAACTGTATAATCTTATTAAAATAGTGGATAGAAGTGCCCGATTGTAAACAAATTACCACTATCACACATTTCTTATTAACATATCATATTTTTACTATACCAAGAAAGGAAGAGAACTATATTCAAAAGAAGTTTTCTTCCTTTATCCCTGCGAAATCGAATAAATTCCTCCATCGTTTTTTAGGAAAAAAGAAGGGGATGTGCCTTAGTTTTGACACATCCCCTCTGATAAAAGTGCAGCGAGTCTTTTCCCTCGAAGTAAGGATTGAACTGAAATAAGCCAGCTAATTGATGAAATAATTCCTAAAACCGTCAAACTTGTCGGCAACCTGCATCATATCCTGCTCAATTTTCTTGTTGGTGATACGCGCATAAATCTGTGTTGTTTTTATATTGGTATGTCCCAGCATCTTCGAAACGGACTCAATGGGAACACCCTTGCTGAGCAACATCGTTGCAAATGTGTGACGTGCTGTGTGGTAGCTGAGACGTTTCTTGATGCCACAAAGGTCGGCTATCTCTTTGAGTAGGCTAGGCCAGTAGCGCTTTGCCACCTTGCGGTGGTAAGTTTCCACTAACCTGCCCCCGAACCGTACGTACATGTCTCCATGTATACGGCTCTCCATTGTCAACATAACTCTAGTTTCCATAGCTTTTGTGGATTAATGCATCACAGTCGTGACAGACCGCTAATGTTTTACGATGTCGTTTAATCATCATGGTATTCCATCTTGTATCAGCTTTCAGTTGATTGATGTTACGTACGTGATGCATCACAAGGTCTCCCATTTTTCCACATAGTTCACACCTTCTCTCTTTGAGCCTTTCCACAAGTGTGGGGGCAGGAAGATACATCGTGTTCGGTATATTGTCGTAATGGTTATCCTCATAGATGTCTGTGAAACGTTTGCATCTGAACCCACCGTTATACCATACTCTTTGTTTCTCGTTTCCTTTATTATCCTTATAAGGGATAACCACATCCGTCCCGTCCCTATACTTTTCGAGTATTTGTCCGACAGTTCTTTTGTGTTTTCGACCGAGCGTTTTAAGCATGCTGTACTTCATGAAATAATTGAACTTCCCCCCCCAATAACTGATATTGTCCGCAATGGAATAGTAGTTGTAGAATCCCCGCAATTCAAGATTGTATTGCGCCAGAATATCTGCGTCTTGTCTATTTACCATATACTTACGAGACGAAGGCTTAAGAGTCTCTTTCCTATTAACTTGTGTGATACGCACAGCATCATAGGATTGAAGGCGCTTAAGTACGGTTTCGTAAGATACATTCAACACAATTGTGCCCAGCCACGGACGGCGTTGTAGCCCACTCCGTGTGCGTGTATGGTCCATAGAACGGTGTGCCATGATTTCATATCCAAGGAATTTTGCAGGTTCTTGTGCATTGGTGATTAAAGTCTTCTCCTGCGACATCTCCAGTTTGAGCTTTTCTCTCATGAAAGTCGTAATGTCGGCTTTGACAATCTTGCATTCCTCCTTGCTGCCGATCATCCCAATAAGGAAGTCATCAGCATACCTTACATACTTCAATCTTTTGAATGTATTATCCATGTCCTTTGTTGCTGGAATATCCAACATCTGCTTGCGCAGCCGGGCAATTTTTGATTTCAGTTCTGCTTTACGGTTTTCATCCGTTTCTTCTTCCAGTTTCCATCGTAATGCATTTCTCTGATTCCGATTACGTTGATATTCACAGGTTAGCCTCCGTCCTTTGCCTTTATTGAAATTTTCGGCATACTCTTTTATGTACTTGTCGAATTTATCAAGGTAGATATTAGCCAATATAGGGCTGATGATACCACCTTGTGGCGTTCCCGAGTAAGTATTGTTGTATGTCCATTTCTCCATATAGCCTGCATTTATGAATTTGCGGATTAATCGCAGGAACCGTTCATCGGAGATGCGCTCTCTGAGGATATCGATCATAATGTTATGGTCAATATTGTCATAGAAGCCTTTTATGTCACCTTCAATAAACCATCGTGTTCCTTTGAATGTCACCTTTATATCTCTTAATGCTGTGTGACAACTTCTATTGGGGCGGAATCCATGCGAGGTATCTTCAAAGTGTCCCTCGTAAATGGCTTCCAGAATCATATGCACAACCTCTTGCACGAGTTTATCCTCAAAAGATGGAATGCCCAGCGGGCGATTCTTCCCATTCTTTTTAGGAATATACACTCGACGTACCGGGTGGGGCTTATAAGATTCATCCCTCAGACTTGCCACTATTTTCTGTATACGGTCAATGCTCATTCGGTCGATGGTTCTACCATCGCTGCCGGGCGTCATATTACCTTGGTTGGCATATTTACGCTGATAGGCAATGAAGAACATCTCCTCATTAAACAGAATCCGGTAGAGTCTTTCGTATCGGTAATCCGAATCTTTGCTATGTTCGCATAAAGCGTTTAATACTTGCTGTGGATCTCTCATACGTCTCACACGTTTTCCTTAGTTTGTATTAAGTTGACAACTGCTTCCCTTCGCCATGTGCAAGGCGTTACCTTGCTCGGACTACTACGGAAGCTCCGTTTTCATATCGGGTATTCAGTATCTTTATACATAGCCCATGTTTCCATAGGCATCCCGATTTAGGAAATCCCCGCTTAGTTTCGTAATGACTATTAGCGCGACAGACTGTCGGATGCGACTTTCGTTCTTTTCTCCGCTTATTGCGGTTGTGCCGTAGCTATATTCTATGCTCTCAAAGGCTACCTGACAAATGAGAGAGCCACGGTGTGACAATACAACTGCCTTTCGTCACAAGTCCAACATGCCTCACTGAACTATCGTTCAACCAGTATAGGCTTCATCCTCGTGTCTGTCTTTCTCCCCAGCGATGCACTCGCCCTTGGCAATTAGGGCGGCCATGCTGTAACCGACATGCGACACTCCCCATTGGGTTTCCCCGCCGGATAAGTCGGTTGGAAGTAGACTTAGAATCTAGTCTAGTCTCTTGCTAAAGAGACATTCATTACGCTACCTTTACGGGCGCACAGTAGGCGTTTAGCTTCTGATTGCTGATTACGGGAAGTATCTTGCCGTCCGGCAACTTTCCCTTGTACTTCTTCAAAATCATCTTGGGAATATCCAGCAGGGGAACATTCACGTCCGTGTTGGTCTTTACCCGCTTAGTGATTATCCAAAGATTGCCGTCAAAGGACTTTTGGATATTCTCCTGCCGCAAGTTGGCGACATCGCTGTAAGCCAAGCCGCAGAAACAGGAAAAGACGAACAAGTCCCTGACGTGTTCCAGCCGTTCGGAACCCATTTTCTTTTTAAGGATGATTTTTATCTCGTCCTCTGTCAGATAACCCCTGTCCACTTTCTCCAGCCGGATTTTGTAGCTGGCGAAAGGGTCGCCCACCAGTATGCCGTTGTTGCGGGCAATGATGATGATACGCTTGAAGAACTGCATGAACTTGGCGGTGGTGTTGTAGCCGCATTTGCAGGCGGTACGCAAATACAACTCAAAATCGGTAATGAACATCGGGCTTATCTCCTTTATGGATATGTCCGATACGTTGTACTTGCTTTGGATAAATTCAGCGAGGTGGCGGCGGGTCACTTCATACTTGCGGTAGGTCGCTATCGTCTTGGATATGCCCACAAGCTGCTTCACATCGTCATTGTGCTTTTGGAACAATGAAAGGATTGTTTCGTGGCTCTCGCTATGACCTAAAAACTCGTTTTTCACTTTCTCGGCGGTCACGTAGTTGTCACGCCGCTACATTTCGTGGTAAATGGTATTCAGGGAAGAACGTATGTCGTCCAAAAGGGCATTTATCCTCCCGGCATCCCTGCCTTTGGCTTTGCCCGCAGCAATGCTCCAGTTGTCTGGCTGGATGCTCTGTTTCGTACTGAACTGGCAAAGTTTGCCGTCTATGGTGATGCGTGCCATAATCATAACCTCGCCGTTTTTCTTTTCAGAACCTTTCTTCAAATAAAAAAGAACCTTGAATGTCGATTTCATAACTCAAAATTTTTAGTTGCAAAATTAGTTTTTACCTCTCGTTTTCGAGTTATGCAGACTATGGACTAATCAAGTCATTATCAGGTCATTTATGGACAAATCGTTACCGTTTTTGTCCGGCAGGGAATAGGTAACGATTTAGTAACGAAACTTTGTCTTTTACCGTACTTTTGAAGTCTTGGAAGCAGGACTTTCGGGCAATAAAAAAAGCCACAAATCATTGATTTGTAGCTTTTTGTCCGTTTGCTGACCATTTCTGTCCAGCACGTTCAGCGGAGAGACAGGGAACGATTAACTTTTAATTTCCCTATTCATTATCAGTATCTTACCAAAAGCCTCTGCTCCTATGACACCGAATAATTCACCGCGTATATGCTGCAACTTTCTTCCTGTTACACTCTTACTTACTTTTACAAAAGTAGCAAAAAAATAGCATAAATACAAATTATCCACTTGATTTAACGAATATAATTTCTATAATTTTCTTCCAATAACAATTGCAATTTAGAAAGAGGATAAAGGAACTTACCCCCTATGACAGTATAAGCTATCCCCCGTTCATCACGTAACTTTTGCAAAGTTCTGCTTGAGATATGCAACATGCCACATATCTGTTCACCGGTCATATAGACCTCACCGGCTATAGGAACAGGCAAATCCTGAAATTCAAGTATCTCTTTTGAGCATTTCTTAAGCATCCTCATCATCATTATGTACTCTTCTGACTGCCTTGTGATTACTCCGTCCATATGTTATCTTTCTTTTTGAATTAATATTTTGGCCAAATCACTCTCTTTATACATATATTTGCCGCCTATACAAGAATATGGAATAATCCCGTACTCCCTATAGCCTTGCAAACTTCGTTTGGAGATATTCAAAGCCAGACAGACCTCCTGGGCATCCAGTCACTTTTCCATTTCAACCGGACCAATTTTCTTTTTAACGGATTCAATCTGGGCGGATAAACTCTCTATTTGCAGTTTTAACTGTAAATACGCATGTTTCTCTATAACAACTAATTCCATAACAATTTGATTTATAATTTCACTATTTACAAAGCAAATAAAAGCATATTTCCACACTTGACAAAACATTCAAAATTAAAGTCATCCGTTGGCGTGCATTGTCACTCCAAATATACCAAATATCCTCATCCGGACAGATAACATATCTAACCATTTCCGTAACCCAGCCATCGGTTTCTACTCCTTCCATATTTTCATTCCATAATTATATATATTATAACTGCTTATTTCCGCCAAAATGTCATTTACAAAACTGAAAAAATTCAAACTAAGGTTACTGCTACCACAAAATAAAAAGAAAAGCCCCGTTATCTGCATCCAAACAGTAACGGGGTTTCCCCTGCCATTTTTTATCACCCTATATCTTTATACCCTTATTTTTTTTCACATGCTCTTTTTCCTTTACGTCTGTTTTCCGCCGCATTTCCGAAAAGTGCTCTTTCAACAATTTCCCTGCCAGTTTCTTCGCCTTCTCCTGCATCACATCATACACATCCCATCTGTTGCGGCCCAGCAGTTTGTTTTCTATCTTCTCGAATTTATCGTAAAAACTGAAGTTGTCCGGGTATTCATCTATCAGTCCGTCTCTCGGATAGCCCTTATCCATGATATACAGCAGTGTCATCCGGTCATAATTATACGGACTCCGAGTAAGGCCCAGCCCCTTTCCGGAATCAGTCAGCCTATAATAGTTCTCCCATGTAGGAGCAAGATCATAACGCTCACTGTCCGTTATACTTTTCAATACCGATTTGTCCACAAAAGCATCTGCCGGAATCTTCTCCAACGGCAACAAACAGCCGTAATCATCGCAACAGCGGTTTACTTTCCCTTCCATCAATGAAGGCCATCCCCGTAACTCATACACATTCAGATACTTTTCCTCAAAGTCCGGTTCAAAGAAACGCTTCTCTATATTCGTTGCCATAAAATCCCCGTATTGACGGTTTCCTACGTAATCCCTACCGAACAGCAGCACCCCTTTACCCGTCTCAACACCCGTATAATACGTGTTCCCATGCTTCAAATCATCCTGCATCTCCGCTATCACTTCGGGTGGTGCAGACTTTATCTCCCGCCACATCTCCGGTGTAAGTTGTCGGGTATAGTTCTCGTCCCTTGAAAGCGGGTCCATGTACTTTCACAGGCAATACACCACTTCCGACAGAGCCAGGTATCTATGCAGCTTAATCCCATGTACGTCCATCGCCTTTTCCAGTCTTCGCAGATAATCATCATTATTCCCTTCCCGCAAACGCGGTACAATCCCCATATCAGGCACATTATAATACATCATACCCATGGTAGGCATTTCCGTTTCCTTGAGCGCCTTCTCCACATCTTCCAGCATAAACTCCAGAAAACCTTCCTCACCCGTACCTTTCATACTGACATGCACCGGGTTGAGATGTCCGTCCACTGTGACATACACACTACCACTGTTCGTATTCTCTTTTTTCATTGATCAAAAAATTAAATGTTCATTCCTTGTCCTTTTCTCTTTGCCGGTAGGGGGCACAGAACGAACCGGTTAAACTTTGAACATTGATAAAATGGGCGCAAACTCTTTATTGATAGGCGTTTCAGAAGGATATGGCACGGACGCCGATTTAAAACGAAAGGTTTTTTGCTTTACACTTGCTTTACTATTGCTTTAATCAAATAACGGTTCGATATAAGCAAATGCGGCTCGCCCTTTGCTTTTCTCTTTACTTTGCTTATCATTTCCTTTGATTATATATAAGGCTGCTAGATCGTCCCAAAATGGGGCGGTTAAACAGCCCTATATGTTTCCTCTTTTTCTTGTACCTATTTTAGTAGTTTAACACTGTAAATACTTCCATATACTTATTATTTGGTACTTTTGTATAAATCAAAATTCCAAAAAGCATGAAGAAAACTGATACAAAAGTGATACTTGTTCACCTGATTTTTGAAAAGCGCAATTATACCTTCGGAAGTATTTCCGCGATCTTTGATAGCCCGGAAGGATTGGACGAAAAGAAAATAGGTATAACAAAAAACACACTATTGCACGCTGGACTATCCGACGGAAATCCCAAAGCCACTTCACGGGCTATAATACAGCAGTTACCCCTTATTAGGTGCAAAAGATAATAGTTTGTAAAACAGAATATTAAAGCCGTTAGAATGGTGTTCACCCAACATCTTCTAACGGCTTTAGTTTTGATGTTAAATTCATAAGGGGGACAAAAAGAGGGTCGTAAAAGAGGGGCTAAAATAATGTTAAAAGAGGGTCAAAAGGGGGTCAAAAGTATGTTTATTGACGCATGAAAACAGATACAACGCTACATAAAAACATCTATTTTGGCAAAAAAAGTCTCTTAAATGGGTAGAAAATGCCATTTAAGAGACGTCTATTACAGTTCTTTACACTAACTTAGTATGCTGTTATTCAGTATATTAAGTTTGATTTCTTTCTTTAATTGCCTTATAATTGCGTGCGTGTATCCAATTTGGGGCTATTCAAGGCATACCGCACCAATAACAACAGCAATACCGGTGATCTCGTCAACTGGTATTTCAAAAGGTGGATAGTCTTTATTATCAGATATAGCGCGCAAATGTTCTTTATCATCACCCGGCATAATACGTTTCACCAACATACCTTGTTCACGAGTAGCGATTACATGGCATTTATTCCATTGCAAAAACTGTGTATTTCGGAGTATAGAACAGGCGATAACATCACCTGAATTAAAATGTGGATACATAGATAATCCAGTAATTTCGATCATAAAATCAACATGGCAATTTTTGAACTTAGGTATTACGTAATAATCCTTTATATCGGCTTCTTCTATGGCAAAGTCGGCACATCCGAACCCTGCCGCTACCCTTGTAGTCACTAAAGGAATAGGATTTAAACCATTCCTTGCAGCTTCTGCAAACGGTATTGCTTCCGGTGTGTGTGGTATTTCACCTATTGGAAGCTGTTTTATAGTTGGTGCTCTTTCTGTATTTATAGATGAAGAATAAATAGAGGAATTTTGCCGTTCCTGTTCCTTTAACATATTTCCTTTACCTGTTAAAAGCCATTCGGGATTTATGTTTTCGCATTTTGAGTATATTAATTCTGTATCGAATGTGTTTCTGCTTAACCATGTGCTTAATCCTTGCGCAGAGACGCCTAAACGCTTTGCAAACTGTGATTTATTACCCCCTTCATAATGATTAATAAGGGCATTTAGCATTTCTTTTTTATTCATATTAGTACATAATTAAACAAAACGAGAAAATAATACTCATTTTGTTTGGTGATTAATTCTCAAAATGTTTATATTTGCACCGTGTTAAAGATATTAACGGGCGGTAAATATAAGAAAAACGCCTGAAAGTTCAACAATTAAAGCTGTGAATTATGGAAGCTAGGTTTGAAAAAGGACAGAAAGTGAAAGTTACAACCAAAAGCGGTAATAGTATTGAAGGTACTGTAAAAGACTGGGATTACAATTACTGTACGTTTGAAAAGGAATATGCCATTGACTACCTGAAGGACGGTAAGGTTTGGACTATGATAGGCGTACCCGAAAAGAATATAACACTAATACTTCCGTAGTTCGTGAGAATAGGGGAAGATAATTTAAACAGATTATTAACAATAAAACAATATAGCGATGAAAAAGCATATTTATTTAGACAAAGCCGGAAAAGGCAAATTACGTCAGATATTCGGATGTACTGATGTAATGGTGTGGAAGGCTTTGACATTTGAAAGCGACAGTGAATTAGCCCGCAAAATACGTTATACAGCTACGAAAGAGTTTGGCGGTGTATTAATGGGTGATGGTGTTTATTCAGGATTTGAAACCATACATGATACAACGACAATGACACAAACCTTCAGTAATCGTGTTAAAATTGTTGCATACAAGAATATAAACAAGACTGCCGTATTGATTGACGGAGAAGTCAAACAGACAGTGAGCGATTTATCAATCGCTGAATTTATGAATCTTCAAAAAGAAGTAGCTAGAATAGCTTCTGAACTTCAGCTTTAAAGTTGCATTATGGAGTATTACGGAAAAATATTGTGCATATCAAAAGACGACCTGACGCGCGATGATCGGGCAGTTGTGGGAACATACAAGATTGATGTAACCAAAGCCCCTATTATGAGCAATGAGTGCTATAAATCACTTATCCGTCGCAAAAAAATGAAGGTTGCTCGTAAAGGCGTAGGCCGTGGGGTTACTGCTTTGGTTTCCGTGGATAGTCTGCCAGACAAATATAAAAAGTTAGTTGAACAAAAATACGGTAGTATGGATGTCGAAATATTAAGAAATTGGTTTGCTTCTCATTGGGAAGTTGATGCCAATGCACGTAGTTTTTATTCTCGTTATCGTCTTGCATCCGGTAAGCCTTTAGAACCGGAACAACAGCAGGAATACACATTGAATGCTTCTGCCTTGCAGTCTGTTATTCGTTTGATGAATGATGTTAAGATGAAACGGGCGGTTATGCAGAATAACAAAATTCGCTGGGAAGAAATGGCGGGCGCTATTAGCTTCTTTCAAGAAGAGTTCGGGCACAATCTGCCGCTTTCTGTCAACCGTTTCAAGAAGAAGGTTAAAGACTTTCAAGAAAATGGATATGACAGTCTGATAAGCAAGAAATTTGGCAATCAGAACACAAGAAAGGTTGATGTAAACATTGAACGTCTTGTACTAGGTTTGGCAACGCTTCCGAATAAACCGTGGAACACTAACGTAGGTGACATGTATAACAAGTTCATTGACGGGGAATTACAAGTGTGCGACCCTGAAACAGGTGAAATCTTTGACGCTTCGGATTTTGTAGATAAGAAAGGCAATCCGATCAAACTTAGTCAGTCCACAATAAACAGCTACCTGAACCAGCCGAAGAACAAAGTTTTGATTAATAGCAAACTTATGACATGGAGCACGTTCATGCACAATGAACGTCCACACGTACACCGCCATGCCCCGGAATTTTCTTTCAGTAAGATTTCATTTGACGACCGCGATCTGCCGCGCAAACTGAAAGATACTAAACAACGGCCAAAGGCTTATTATGCTTATGACGTGACAAGTCAGTGCGTTGTTGGTTTTGCCTATAATCGCAATAAGAATGTGGATTTGGTTGTTGACTGTTTTCGTGACATGTTTCAGCGTATAGAGCGCAACGGATGGAACTGCCCGGCACAGGTTGAAGTAGAAAACCACTTAATGAGCCAGTGGAAAGACAGTTTTTTGAAGGCCGGTACAATGTTCCCCTTTGTTCGCTTTTGTGCCCCTTTGAACTCACAGGAAAAATATGCAGAACCTTTGAACGGTGCAAAGAAACGTAGTATTGAACATAAGAATCATTTAGGCATTGGGCGTTTTTATGCAAAGAATGAGAAATACAGGGCTGAAAGCAAGAAAATCAGTGATGAATATAACGACAACTATGAAGATAAGCAATATTATACGTGGGAAGAACTGATTGCGGACGATGTAGCGGACGTTATGGAGTTTAACAACTCATTGCATCCAAATCAAAAGAAATACCCTAAAATGACGCGCTGGCAGGTTCTTGAAAGCAATATGAACCCTACACTGCAACAGGTTGATAAGGCTATCTTATACCGATACATCGGTGAGCATGTAGAAACAAGTATCCGCCGTAACAGCTACTGCCGTGTAAACTATACAAATCTTTGGTTAAGCAGCCCGGAAGTTCTTGACCGGTTAGCACCAAATAATGTTCAAGTGGATGCTTATTATTTGCCCGATGATGAAGGAAATATGGGTGATGTGTATATTTATCAAAACGGGATACTACTTGACAAGTTAAGCAATATCGGAACTTATAACACAGCCGATGTCGAGCAGACCGAAGTAGATGAACAAATTATGACCGAACAATTAAAAAAGATAAGCCAGTTTGATTCAATGACTAAAAAACAAGCGATTCCGCCTGTCGTAGTGATGAAAACTGAAACCGTGAAGAAAGTAGAAGCAGCAGTGGCGAAGCCTGTACAGATAAAAAGTACAGAAATGGATGCCGATACATTAATATCACGATTCAGCAACTACAAAGGTCGGGGACTGGCCGATACATAACAGCATTAGAATAACATTAAAACATTATTATAACATGGAAGTAACGAATGAAATTAAACAGCGTATTCTTGAAGCTATAAAGGCAAATCGGGAAAACTATACATCAGATAACAAACATGCGATTGCACTTGGTATTTCTCCAAGTGTCTATAATGTACTGAAGAAGGGAAAGACAGACAAACAGGTTAGTGATACAAACTGGATTTGCATTGCACGCCGTTTAAATGTGTCTTTGGCAAATGAAATTCAGTGGCAGGCAGCCCAAACCCCAACATTTACATATATAACGGAGCAGTTAACTATGTGTCAGGAAAGTGGTATTTCTGCCGTTTTGTGTGACCTTGCAAACATTGGTAAGACGTTCACGGCCCGTATTTATGTAAAGAATCATAAGAACGCTATATATGTAGACTGTTCACAGGTTAAGAGCAAACAACGCCTTATTCGCTTCATTGCGAAAGAATTTGGAGTGAATTACAATGGTAGATATTGCGATGTGTATGACGATTTATGCTTTTATCTTAAAACGCTGGAATCTCCTTTAATAATTCTTGATGAAGCGGGTGATCTGCAATATGAAGCCTTTTTGGAACTGAAAGCCCTTTGGAATGCAACGGAACGCTGTTGTGCTTGGTACATGATGGGTGCTGACGGGCTGAAAGAAAAAATGAACCGATCTATCCAATGTAAAAAGGTAGGTTATACAGAAATGTTTTCCCGCTATGGTGATAAGTATAGTAAAGTAACACCGGATAGTGGCGAAGAACGTGAAGCCTTCCTGAAAGCACAGGCAGCAATGGTTATAAAACTAAATGCCCCGGCAGGCACAGAAGTGATGAAGGTAGTAAATCAGACAGGCGGCAGCCTTCGCCGTGTATATACTGAAATCGAAAAATTGAAAAGAAATGAAGCGTGCCTATTCTCCTAAAGAAATACAGTCAATGAATATTCCTAGCTTCCCATTTACCGACGAATGGGAAGCAGCTTTCGGAACACCTGACAGAACAGGAACTTGGATTGTGTGGGGAGATAGCGGAAACGGGAAAAGTAGTTTTGTCATGCAGTTGGCAAAGTATTTATGTCAGTTTGAGAAAGTCATTTATGACAGTTTGGAAGAAAGTACAGGGCTTTCGCTTCAGAACAGTATTAACCGTTGCCGTATGGACGAAGTTGACGGTCGTTTTCAGATACTTGACCGTGAACCGATGAATGAATTGTCTGAAAGGCTTTTGAAGCGTAGAAGCCCCAAAATCGCTATTATAGACAGTTTCCAGTACTCCGGTCTTACCTATGCTACATACAAAGCTATGAAAGAAAAGCATCGCAATAAGTTACTCATTTTCATTAGTCATGCCGAAGGCGTAAAACCTGAAGGCCGTGCAGCTAAAAAAGTAGCTTATGATGCAGACGTGAAAATATTTGTTCAAGGTTTTCGGGCAATCTGCAAAGGCCGTTTTATAACTAAACCGGGCAATCACTTCACTATTTGGGCGGAAGGTGCTATACAATACTGGAATGAGAAATAACCACTAATAAATTTATAGTCATGGATGAAATTATTGAAGCAATTTTGAGTGAAGCAACAAAGAAAGCTAACAGGCTATCACTTACAGAACAATCATTTGTTTATACCGAACTATCGGAACACTTCACACGTCTTTCGCACGATGCTATAATGGCGGAATTTGGAATGAAAGAGGAGGACGAACCATGAGACGGACATACGCACGTTTTTACGTTCTTCTCAATCGCTTACCCACAACTGACAGGGAAGAACTGAAGGCAAATCTAGTAAGCCAATACACTAACGGACGGACAGATTCACTTAAAGAAATGACGAATAAGGAATATGATGCAATGTGTGACGCCATGCAGGAACAGGATAAAGGTTACAAAGCCCGCGAAATAGCCCGTGAAGAATTAAGGCGTAGACGGTCGGCAGCCCTTCACCTTCTGCAAAAGAATGGAATTGATACAACAGACTGGAATCGCATTAATCAATATTGCGTAAATCCGCGTATTGCTGGAAAGCCTTTTGGCAAACTCACTATTGATGAACTAGACCTGTTGTGCATCAAATTAAGAATGATAATTCGGAAAGATAATAATACAGATAAATCACTTTTAAATTAAAAAACAATTATGGAAAATGTAGAAAAGAAAGTTATTGAAGTTACTGGCGAAGAACTCGAACAGTACAACGCATTCAAGGCTGAACGAGCAAAAAAGAATGCCAAAGAACAGGCAAAGAAAGATCGCGAAGCCTATCGCGATTTAGTGGATGAAACGATAGAAAAGACAATCCCTGCCCTAGTATGTCTTAGTAAGAGTATCAAGGATACCAAAAAAGCGGTTTTGGATAATTTTAAAGATGCGATTGAAATGAAGTCTGACGTACTTAAACTCAAAAAGGACGGGCAGCGTAGTGATACTTTTACCAATTCTAAAGGAGATAAACGCATAACCGTAGGCGTATATACAACAGATGGTTATCTTGATACAGTAGAAGATGGCATCGCAATCGTGAAAGAATACATTGAAGGGCTTGCCAGTGATGAAAAGACAAAGGCACTTGTTAAAATGGTGCTTCGCCTGTTGGCACGTGACGCAAAAGGGACATTAAAAGCCAGCCGGGTAGTTCAACTTCGTAAAATTGCTGAAGAAACCCAAAGCGAAAGATTCATGGAAGGTGTGCAGATCATTGAAGAAGCCTACCAGCCAGCTATCAGTAAACAGTTTATTCGTGCTGAAATGAAGAATGAGAATGGAAAGTGGGGTTGTATTCCTTTAGGCATGACAGAATCGTGAGTAAAAAGCAACAGCCTACATTATTGATAACCCCGCCTTTTTCTTCGGTAGGAAATCCAGTAGAACAGGAAGAATTTGGCGGGATTCCTTGCGAATACTGCCACGGTAATGGCTGGTTTTTAGGAATGGAAGAAGATAGCCGTGACAGCATCCGAATAGAATGCCCGTTGTGTAAAGGATATAAGAAACTAAAGGCCACTGTTACAATAAGCTGGTCGGCAGATGAAAGTAAATAACTAATAGAAATGAGGAAAATTATAAAACGCTTTTTGGCTTGGTGTTTCAGAGAAGAATTAAGCCATTATAATGAAGTTATTTCGCAATGCGAGAAGGAACGGATTTTGCTTCAAGAGCAAATTAATAGGACGAAAAACGTTCTATCCAACTTTGATGTAAGCGTAGACGTGCATCATTATGCACCATCTTGGGCGGTAGTATCTTTGCAAGGTAGAAAATCCGACTATTTGAAGTTCATAGATTTGGGAGATAGTGATATTCTTGAAATATCTCGTTTTCTATCTCATTTTGACCGTAGAAATCATATAAAAATAGATTGTTCACCTATGGATGCTCCCTATTTCCGTCAATTCAAAAACAGAACATTTAAAGTATAACAATAAAAATATGAATCAGAATATAGTCATAAAGAAAGAAAAGCCTATCTGCCAATTAGAAGGGCTTCCCGGAGTAAAGAGGCATGAAATAGATGCGTATTGGTTCAAGGACGTAAACGATATAGAGGCAACCCTTGAACTTGGATATGCTTGTACTTCTGCTGGAGATAATGGAGCTATAAACGTTTGGAAAGATGATGCAGGGATAATTCGTAGTGAATTAATGCGACACTGCATTACTATTGAAAAAAGAACGTTCGCCAGCTATTCAGAAGCAGAAAAGTGCGTTAATGATTGGCTTGAAAAGATTAACTAATAAAAATAAGACATGAAGAAAATATATAAATATCGGATACTATGGTCTATATATTGCATTTGCACTATACCCATACTTCCAATTATTATTATCACTAATATCTTAGATAAAATTAGTGATTGTATTAGCTATAAGTATGAAGCCGTGAAAAATAGAATTATTCAAAAGTATAAACCCTCATAGCAGAAAGGTATATTATGAAAGTAATACATTGCAGACAGTGTAAAAAAGAAATAAAAGGCGGTTTTTACAATACTCCTAACGGTGTTTATTGCCCCGCTTGTTGGGAAAAAAAGCCCCAAGAAGTGAGAGATAAAGCATTAGCAGACACATTAAAGAAGTTAGCTATAATCGGTAGAAACTTTAATAAATGATTCAATATGACGAAAGAAGAATGGAAACAAGTAGAAGAATGGTGGGGAACTGGTTTAGGTCATGTTAGCATGGAGATAGACGGTTATTCAATCAGTCTTAATAATTTTGCAGATAAAGAGAAAATGACGCTTTCTGTTATAGTTTATATTGATGGAATGATATGCGGTAAATACTCAAATACAGATAACGAGATCGGAAACCGTTTTTGGCAGAGAATAAAGAAATCACTTTATTCTCCTAAAGAGTTAAAGACACGGGCGCAGTTATACGGGAAAAGAAGCAAGGAAAGCAAGCAAAAGTATTTTGAAATGAACAGCTTCCTATGGCGTTCCTTCAGCGCATTTAAAAAGCATATTATCAGCAATAATGCAAGTATTGTTTTTAAAAGTTGCGGGTTTTAGGATATAAACAAGAAAAGAAATGAACCAATACACATGTATTCGGGAATATCGCATTGATAAATACGATATTCAGGGGAATAAGACGGTTATAGTTGTAAAAGTTGGCGATGTTTTAAATGAAGATAACATATATCTCAATAAAAGATATTGCATGAAAATAAATTGAATAGATATGATTGAAATAATAGAAATACATGAATTTACAGCCCATAGGGTTGAAACACAGGATAACACATATACGCGATACTCGTCTATGTGTTGGACTATTGTAATGGGAGAAAGCGAAGAACCGGTGTATGACTGTAAAGAACTGGAAGAAGCCTATCAGAAATGCAGATCAGCCCCCAAATGAATATCAGTTCTATCTGTGATCTATTTTCGTCATCATCCTGTATTCACATTCTAATATCCCCTTTATATGTGGCTTACGAATGTATGAATCCGTTTGTTTTCTGATTATTCCGTTTTGTAGAAGATTGATCGTCCGGTTTTGCTCACTGATAATCATACTTAATACAATGATTATAAAGATAAGTGCTATATAGCCGATAGCGATTAAACACACTACTTCTTTGAAATGGAATAAATCTTTGAAAGTTCTAAAGTTGCTCATGTTTTGTATTGTTTAAATAGAACGTGCCCGAAAATAAATATACCCTTCGTAGAGGTGCGGCAAACAACCCAAGTAAGGAAGCATAGATATAACGGGCACGCATATTTGTGATAAAACAAAACACGCTCACCGCTCAATCTATTTCCTTACTTTGTTGAAAATTGCCGCTTTCTACAAAGGAAAAATTGAACGTACAATGATACCTATTTGGTATCTGCCGCAAATATAGCGAAAAGATGATATATCACAATGAGAACTTTATTAATATGTTTAATATAAAGATGTCAAACTTGCGTGCATAAACAAACTTAATGCACATCATTAAAAACAGCTATGAGTTTTATATCAAGACAACCCAATGGGCTTCTATGCCGATTCTCAACGGTAACAGATAGTGTTACAGATTATAACATGACAGATGAAGAATATATTGAAATGTGCGCCCGGAAAGCGAGAGAAGAAGCCGTAATAACCTTGCAATCTTCACTTCAACCATTTGCACAGGTAGAAAAATCTTTTGTGCCTGTGAACATGAGTAAAAGAGAGTTTAACAGGATTCTGAAATTAATGAAAGCCCCCAAACAATAGTAATGGCAGAACTGAAATATAAATCAATCATCCCCAATAATAAGCCTTACTGGTTATTGACTATTCAAAATTGGATAGAACAACAATATAAAGGGCTTCCACTTCGGAACGAAAGGAGTGAATTTGACGCTTTGCAGTACTTCATTGCTGTTGCAATAGGCGAATTAAGTAAAACAAGAGCCATTTCCCGAAGCGTAATAAGTACGGAGATTCGCACAGATACCGGTAAGACTGTGTTATTCATCAAACGTAACAATAAGGTTCTACAAACTTATTATATTGAGTAATGGTTACTTTACAAAAAGCGGGATAAGTAAATTTATCCCGCTTTTTCTTTGCAACAAAGTATTTTTTTGATACTTTTGTATTCGTTCTAAATCCCGATTAATCAATGGCTTTAAAAGGTTGCTCATACATAAAACGCGTTAAAGAAGTTAACGAAATATATGACGAATATTCAAAGTCCGGCTTATCAAACCGGGCTATTTGGCGTCGTTATATCTGGCCGGTGTATGGTATTTCCGAAAAGACATTCTATAACTACATAAATGCCGGTGCGGATTCTTCGATTATAGCCAAACAGGAAACTTTGCAGTTATCATTTTTTTAGCTGACAGCGATATTCGGATTTGCTTTTATTTTAATTTGCTTTTTCACTGCCGTATCATCCGTCATTACACACCTGAAAACTTCTGTTTCATCCAGTATTTCTTCGTGATCGTGGCAGGGAATTGATGTTGTACGTTCCAATGTTCCCAAACAACATCCACTATTAAAACCATGCAGACAGTAGTTTATTTTATCAAGTAAATCAAGGTGAAACAGTTCCCCGTCATATCCTTCCGGTATAGCATTAGTGAGAACATGCAGGCCAATGGTAAGGTCAGCATCCTGTATTCCTTTTCCCTGGCTTCTCCACTGAATTTTCCCAAACTCTATAAATATTGCCGGCATAGAAAATGCAGACTCACTTTCTATGAACTCAACTTGTCTATTCCATAACCCTATATGATTTATTGCGTAGTTAGGTGTTATCCCGCTTTCGATCATCTTCTGTAACTCTTCGGCAGTGATGAAACAGATATTATCCTGTTCGTCTATTATCAACTGCTGAAGGCGTTTTTTTAGAATCTGATATGCTTCTTTTCTCATGACTTGATAATATTAAGTTTTTCCAAATAATCTTTCATGTTTTCTTCTACAATCTGCCGGATTATCTTATCAGTGGTCTTTCCGTGTCCGATGAACCGGCGTTCCGGCATGGTGATTGTAGAACCGACTTTCTTTAGTGACATAGCCCGGTAAAATTCGGCTTTATCCGAAAGCTGGCGGTTACGTTTATTATTTCGTTTTTCTCCGTCCTTATTGTAACTGTATCCGCCAGATGCTTCTTTATATTTTGCATAGAAATAGCCTTTCATCTTCCGTGTCACTTTGATTTCTCCACCTTCATTGTGTATGCGTCCGTATGGTTTATTAGAAGAATAAGAAAGGGTAAGCCCACGTTTCCGGGAACGGATGCTTCCCCTTAATCCGCCGGTTCGCTGCATAAGCGTTCCGCCGCCATCATCGAACTGTCGTTCCGGCCATGCCTTTTCATTAAAAAAGGATTTTCTTTGGAAATTACGGTCAAACTCTTCATCCAATTCCACTTTTATATCATCCAGTGAACGGTCAATGACTTCTTTTTTAAAATCTGTATCCATTAGTGTAAATAAATAATTAGTCTTTCTTTTTAGCCTGTTTCCGTATGATCTGACAAGCAGTACAAAGTTCATTATTTAGCTTCTTCGCCTGCTTTAAATCAGATTTAGGACACACATTACATTCTGAAATGGTGTACGAGTTATAAGCCGGATAAACTGCCCTTTGCTTTCCGGGGTTAAATCGGAACATTTCTGCATGTTTCCCGGCTGTTGCCTTTTCTGCTGCATCAATAGCCTGTTTGCTATCTGTCGCCGGATATTTCGCGGCCCTGACTTTAGCGACAGTACACCGGCAACGCCAACCATTGGGCGGATAGTATTTATCCCAAAACGGGTCACTGCTTGGCAATGTAATGCCTTCCAGTTCCCGGTGTGCCTTTCTGACTTTATTGTCCCCTGCTGTCCTGTATTGAAGCAGATAGCGTCCGTCCCCGTCGTCCTGTTGTTCTTCCCATCGCGCGGCCATCGTACTACTTGAAACAGTGAAATCATATTCAGCCTTCAGGTAGAATTTGTTATAAGTATCATTCAGTGTTTGAATATCCTTATAATACTGTTCAAACGGCTTTATATTCCCGGCTTCATCCAATAACATGCTGGCGGCTTCCTTCATTTCGTGAAAGGTCTTAAAACCTGAAAAAACGCCTACACTTTCGCGAAGGCTGTCTACCATTGTGTCGGATATTGCACTTTCTTCTAATCCTTGCTGGATACCTTTAGAAAGGAAAGCAGTAGTTTCTTTCACTAAAGAATCAATTACTTTTTCCCGAAGCATATCCGCACCGAATACCCGTTTGTCATGCAGCCATTTTACTGCATCGTTGAACGCTGCTTCAATGCCTGAAGTATCAGGATAATCCCCGGATAATACTAGTTCGCTATCTCCGTAAAGTTCCGCCGCTCTTTTGTGCAGCCCCACATAATCAGTGGGGCTTAATCGAAAAAAGGTTTTGACAGGGTTACTTTTTTAGGGCCAAGTATTTTGATGCCGTATTTATCTTCAAATGATTTTGAATCACAATCAAAGTGTTCCAATAGCATTGTTTCAAATGCGACCTGTTGTTCCGGGGTATAATCTATACTTTCATCATACACGTAATACAAACCTTTAAGCGGAAACCCATGCTTAACCATGCGCGGAAGCAGTTGATCGTTAACGATGTCTTTGACAAGATCGGCATCACTGTCGATCACGTTTTCAAAGACTTCAAGATGTACTTCTGACTGTGATAGTGAACTGCCGTTGTCAATAGTCATTGTCTGATTTAATAATCCCTTACTTATTTCACTGTTGGCACGGTCAACACGCTTATCATAGACGTTAAACGCGTCCCCCCTAGTCGTTTCTTTAATATCTATTTCAGTACCTTCAGGGAATAATCCCCATGCAGCCGCGCCCATGCTTGAAAGCATATTTTCAATTTGGTTACGGTCTTTCGGGTCGCGGGTCGTTGATTTGGCTATTCTTATAGGCATACCGAATATTTCCCCGAATTGATCCCAAAACGCCAGCATGTTTTTCTTTGGGATTGCCTGATGTGCTGCTTTGAGGAATAAACCGAGGTCTTTAGGTTTACCGGCTTCAATTACCCAATCGGATAAAGGGGTGTTCCTGTAATCATATCCCTGTTTCCATTCGTCGCCCTGTTCCCGAATTATAACACCATATTCAGGTATGACATGTTTTCGTGGAATTAGTTCTACATTCTGATAACGCATTATCCCGTCAACAGTTACTACATCCCCCAACTGTATAAGTGAATGACCCCAAAAACGGCTATCAAGTATATAGTCAATAAGGTCTTTAAACCACCTTGTTTCAAACAATCTTGTAGCTTCTTCATTTTCCTGTCCTTTCACATCTACCAGTTTGAAACTTTTTTTCGTCACGAAACCTTTGCGCTGACCTACACAGCCGGTCAGGTGTAAATCAGCGTCGATGTCGGAATAAATATCATATAGCGGGCCACGCCGGGGATTATCTATGTTCAAAGCCATTTGCCACGCCTGCCGCCAGTTTTTCAAATCCTTTTGTGTCAGTGCATCCGCTTGCTGCTTTAGTTCCACCATCATAGAACTAAGCCTTTTTCGGTCGTTTTCCCTTGCAAGGTTAAACCCGCCAATATTCAGGTCTTTAGTTATTGTACGTTGTTTTCTGCTCATTTTTACCAAATGTAAGTGTTACTTTTTCCTGACCCCCATTTAATAGGGTTGTTCACATCATCTTCTCCATTCTCGCCGGTACAGGTCGGAATGTCCGGTGTAACCTTGCCTGCCTGTACTTCTTCCAGCCATTTGATTGCGCGGTCATACCGTTCTTTCCTTATCTCACGCCCCATTTTATTAGGCAACCATGACACAAGGTGATACAGGGCAATATCACAGGTGTACATGACAATAATATCATTCCTGTTATCACCTGTTGCGGAAAAAACACGCCCGGTATCATAGCGGCTTCGTAAGTAGCCTGCTATTTCTTCAATAGCCATTTTTTCAGCCTGTTCACGCTTTTGTGGTGTACTTTGTTGGAAGATGTTCAAAGAATCGGCTGAAGCTACGATATAATCATTTTCTGTTAAGAACATAATCATCCCGTTACAATGATTGCACGTCTTTCCAAATCCTGAATAGTAGTGCCCTTTTTAAAAGTATGCCTTTGAATAAGGCTTTTTAATTCCTGTTTGGAATAGACTTTTGGAACACCGGCCACCATTAGAACCATGTACTTTCTTTTACTTGTCAGCGACAATTCACGAGCCATTTTTACAGCTCTTTTAATTCTGTAATTCAGAATAATTTCTTTAATCATTTTAATCATATTACCATGAATTTTTAGGGCTTCGGCGCATACCGAAGCTAGGTTGATACTCTTGTACTCTTGTATATTTTTGTAAAATGTAAATTGCTCCTTCATCGGCGTCGGGCGCATCATCGTGCGTGCGGCTTCCTTTTTCGATTGACAGTGTTTGTTCTATGCCGGTCAACATGTCAGGGTCATTTTGCAGTTTTTCATTGTAGTAGACAAATCCCCGTTCCCATAGTGGCGAAACGGCTTCAATACGACCAAACTTTTCCGGCTTTTTACGCTTATCTCCCTGAATGGGTAACTGGTATCCACGCAAATTCCCTTCAGTGGTAAATTCATCTAGTATGATGTCCTGTAAGAAATTCGCTTCCATGTAGTATTCACATATCACCCCTTCCGGGATTCGTTCGTGCAGATCATAGAACCAGCGTACCATTTCACTAACCGAACATTGACGCACAAATGCAGACAAGTGATGCAGTTCTGTTCCGATCTTGCCCCATACTTTTATTGCCTTATAGTCATTTTGGGTACTGCCTTTAAATGATGGGTCACAATAGGCCACAATCTTATCATAATGTTCAAGTGGCAGCATCTTTTTCCAACGAATCCAGTCTTTACGAAATACAGTGCCTTCCTTAATCGGATTATTCATGTATTCTTTCTCAAAGGCCCGGTATCCCATAAATTCACGCTTTGTCTTTATGCGTTCAGGCGTCCAGTATTCCGGCCAAGAAGGTTTACCGTATTTATCTACTACATTCACCTGAATAACAAAAACGCCCTTTGCAGCCGCTATATTAGCCAGTACACTACATTTGCTTATAAGATTACCCACCATGATAAAACGTCCGCCTTCAGCCCCAAAAGACCCGAACAGGGCTTCTTTTACCCATTCGGTCAATTTGCGTACACGTGCATCGTTTTCACACAGTTCGTCATCGTCCAAGTCGTCGATCACAATATAGTCGGGCCGACGGTCACGGTATCGCATTCCGCGCGGTGACTGGCCGCGTCCACGGGCAAAGAAGGCAACACCGGAAGTTGTGACAAATTCGCCTTCTTCCCAACTACCGGCATTGTATTGCGGCCCGAAATCATGTATATACCGTTTGTTAAACTGTAATTCCGCCTGAATGTCCCCTAACAGTGTTTTGGCATTATCTTCGGATTTGCCGATAAGTGCCATAACATTAATCTGTCGCTGTTTTTGGCACATTAACCACATAGGAATCATTACGTCCATGTGGGTAGATTTCGCATGTCCGCGCGCCCATTTAAACACCGCAATTAAATCGCGGTTCTGAAGTATCTTTTTAGCCGCTTCGATGTGGAATTTAGCTGACGGCGTAACTTTGCCTGTTACCTTGTCTTTACAATAATGCGGGAAATAATACTCAACGAAATAGGCATAGTCTTTCCGGACACGTTCAATACGTTCTATTTGGGCGGCTTTCGTTTCCGCCACATTAACGGCGGACATTGTTTGTATCGTTTCCGATAACTGTTTCCACCTTTCCCGCGCCTGTTTAAGAGTAATTGAAGCCATTACACAAAACTGTTTTTACTCACATGTTCGGAAAGAAATACATCCTGATAATAGTTCATTGCCCTAACCAGTTCTGCCGTCAGTTCCTTGTCTACACCCATGCGCACCACCAGCCATTCGTTGTATGCCGTCATTACTTCATATATTGTGATCGCGTTTGTCTGCCTGTCTATTTTATCTATTGATGCCGCCAGCTTTGACATTTCATCAAATGTCAATTTACCTTCTTCCAGCTTCTTGTTAGCTTCCTGCATCATCTTGGTAACAATCTCCTTTCGGGTGATAGTTTTTGCAACTCTCATAGCATCCCACCCGCCTTCAGCTACCCACTTGTTAATTGTGACACGACTTTTACCCACCTTTTCCGCAACGAGTTTTTGTGTATCACCATTCAGGTAGTACATGCGTGCCAATTCTTTGATCTTTTCTACTTCATTTTTAGACATATTCAGCTTTACTTTTTGGCAAAATTGTCAAGCAAAACCGGGCGGGGCAATTAAGCGTGAAACGCTTTCCAACTATTGCGAAATGCTTTCATACAAGTGCGCAAGGCTTACACACTTTTTTGTCGGGGCTATTTTCGGTCGGTATGTTTGCAGTGAATTAAGGCGCAAAAGTGCGGAAACCAAAAACAATTAATATGTAGTAAATGGCAAAGCGAATAGTAATAAGTGACGAATCCGTGAACTGTTATGGCACATGGGTGAAAACTGAAGGAGTAGATATTTCCCAATACGAAAAGAACCCGGTTCTTCTGTGGATGCACTGGCGGGGCATTATAATCGGATGTATAAAGGATGTTCGTAAAGAAGGTGACAAGATCACCGGTGAACCTTACTTTGACGAAGTACGAGAAGAAAGTAAGCTGGCAAAACAACAATGGGAAAAAGGTACGCTTAAAATGGCTTCCGCACATTTTGAAGTATTGGAAACAAGCGATGCGGCAGAACTGATAAAACCGGGTCAATACCGGGCAACCGCCATAAGAAGCAAATTAATAGAAACAAGTATGGTTGACATCGGCGGGAATGACAATGCCCTGCCATTGATGTTGAGTTTTAAAGGTGAGGAATTAAAGTTATCGGCTGGCGAAGAAAATGACAGTCTGCCGTTGCTCAATAATAACAACAATCAAAAAAATGAAGAAAAAATGGATTACAAAACTATTGCCCTGAAATTAGGGTTGCTGGAAACAGCCGGAGAAAACGAGATTCTTTCTTCTATTGACCTGCTTCTTGGTTATAAAACGGCCAATCAGCAGTTACAACAGGAAAAAGAACAGTTGCAGTTATCCGCTATTACACAAACGGTCAAAGAAGCCACTGCTAAACATCTTATTCTAGCGGAAAAAGAGACGCATTTTATTGAATTAGGGAAAAAGGTAGGTATTGATAGCCTGAAACTTACTTTTGATTCTATGACACCTATTCAAAAGCCGCTGAATCTGATTAATACCACCGGCGGGGGCAATTCTATGTCATTGGACTGGAAAAAGTTGTCTGATGTTCCGGCTGACAAGATGGAAGAACTAAGAAATAGCGACAAACCCACCTATATGAAGCTATATAAGGCTGAATATGGCGTTGATTGTCCCAAATACTAATAATAATCAAATAACAAATGAAAACAGGATTAAATCTATTTTCCCGCTTGCTGATTAATGCAATGCTGGGTCTTATTCTTGCCGTTACAGTGGGTGTTCCCGCTTCTGTCGGCGCGGCCACTGTGGTAGGTGTGTCCGTATTATCGGGGAACTTTATGCCGGTCGGTTCTGCCTATGCCGGAGTATTTACAGAGATTTGGACGGGAGAACTGGTAAAAAAACTACGTGCAGGTATTACGGCTACTTGGCTGGATGGCATTCCCGATTACTCTGATAAGGCCGAGAACGATATTATCCATTTGATTGACGTAGGCGGTGACCCTGATGTCCTAATTAACAACACTACTTATCCTATTCCTATTCAGGATTTAGATGATAAAGATATTGCGATTAGCTTGGATAAATACCAGACAAAGGCAACCCGTGTGAAAGATGATGAATTGTACGCATGTTCATACGATAAGATTGAAAGTCATAAAGAACGCCACGGGGATTCGATTCTTGTAAACAAGTTCAAAAAGGCTATCCATGCGCTTGCACCACAAAAGCATACATTACTGACACCGGTAATACTGACAACAGGTGAAAACGATAATGGACGCCGTAGAATTACAATAAAGGATATTATTGCCCTGAAGGATAAATTTGATAAAATGGAAGTTCCGACCGATGGCCGCCGACTGGTATTGTGTACCGATCATGTGAATGATCTGTTGCTGGTAGATCAGAAATTCAAAGACCAGTATTACAACTACACTTCAGGCAAGATCGCAAACTTATACGGCTTTGAAGTATATGAATATGTAAGTTGTCCTTTCTTCACTACAAACGGGTTAAAGAAGAAGTTCGGTGAAGCTGCTACGGAAGGAACATATCAGGCTTCTGTTGCTTTCTACACAAAACGCATGTTTAAGGCATCCGGTTCTACTAAGATGTACTATTCAGAAGCGGCGACCAGTCCTCAAACACAAGAGAACCTAGTCAACTTCCGCCATTATTACATTGTACTGCCTAAAAAGCAGGAAGCAATAGGCGCGATAGTCAGCGCATCTTATGTGCCTGAAATCTCCGCAACACCGGAAGAAATTACATTCTCGGCTGGTGGTGGCACAAAACAGATCGCGGTCAGTGCATCTTCTGATTATGCCTATACAGAACCGGAAGGCTTTAAGATCATAAAGCAGGATAAAATTCTACTGGTTACAGCGTTGGATAACTCCACCGGTGAAGCAGCTAAAGAAGGCATTATAACGCTTACTCTTGCCGAGGATGTAACAAAGACGGCCACTATCACATTAAGCCAGCCTGTCGCCCCTGTTGCACCTGCAAAAGCAAAAGCAGCACCCAAAGCCCAATCAAGGGTGGATGATGTGCCACGTATCAACGAAACAGACGGCAATTAATAAAATGGCAAAGTTACAGTATTTAGTTATCCACTGCACCGCCACGCCTGAAGGTCGTGAGGTCACAGCCGACAATATTAAGGCGTGGCACACGAACCCGACCGCAAAGGGTGGGCGTGGCTGGAAGCAGGTAGGATATACAGATTTGTTTCACTTGGATGGAACGGTTGAAAGGTTGGTACAGAACAATGAGGATGCCAATGTTGACCCGTGGGAAATTACAAACGGGGCTACCGGTTACAATGGAATCAGCAGGCATATAGTTTATGCCGGTGGTGTAGGTCGGGACGGTAAAACGCCAAAAGACACCCGGACACCCGGACAAATGAAAGCATTGGAAGAATATGTAAAAGACTTCCATAACCGTTTTCCTTCAGTGAAGATTATAGGACACAATCAGATCGCGGCAAAGGCTTGTCCCTGTTTTGATGTACAAAAGTGGTTGAAATCAATAGGTATAAATAAATAAAATGAACACTCTTGAAATTCTCCGGCTTGTTGCAGAAATTCTCCTTGCTGTTGTGGCGGCCGGGGGCTTCAAGAACTGGACTGATACAAAGAAATACCGTCAGGAAGTAGAAAAATTACGTGCCGAGGTTGAATCAGCAAAAACAAATACCCGGAGTAATGAACTTGAAAACGTGAAAAAGGCAATGGCTATCCTGATGGAAGAAGTTGTAGAACCTTTAAAAAAAGAAATCAATGCAATTAGAAAAGAAATGGCACGGCTTCGTAGAGCCGTTGAAAAGGTTAGTGTTTGTCCCCATTCTGCTGATTGTCCTGTGCGTCGCGAGTTGCAAAGCTCCGAGGAACGCGACCGGGCTTCTCCTTCCTAAACCGATAGAGATACCGAAACTTATACCGGTACAAATTCCACCGGATTCGGCTTGGTTGCGGGCTTATTTGGCATGTGACAGTAATAATCAGGTAATCATGCAGGCTTTTGAAGAACAAAAAGGGAAAGGCATTAGTAGTTCGTTAAAGTTGGATAATGGGAAATTGGATTTTCATGTTGTGTTCTTACATGACACACTCTATATACCCGGTAAAGATTCACTGATCTACGTGCCTGTTGAAGTTCCGGGCCCTGAAACGAACGTTCTTTCATGGTGGCAACAATTATGGATAAAATTAGGGAAGTCACTTTCTTCCGGTATTGCCTTGTACCTGCTTGTCCGTTTGCTCATAAAGAGGTTTAAATAAGATTTAAACGCATTTAAAATGAAAAATAAAGATACAGAACTACAAGAGAAGCCGATAGTAACAGAACCGGAATTTTTGAAGCAATACCGGGCATGTTATCCGGGCGTTAAAAAATTCCATGTTACCGGTGATAACTTGGTCTTTCTTGACAAAGATTATAAAAATGCCGTATCCCACCAAGCACAGGTAGGAAAAGGCGAATTAAAAACCTATTAAAATTAAAAACATGAGTTTACCAAATGTAAAAATATCAATCGGCAACGGAAACATGGGAATTGTTTCTTCTTCCGATGATGGAGTTGCCGGGCTGATTCTCACGGGTACAGCCGTTTCCGAGAAACTGGAACTCAATAAAGTGTATGTATTAGGGGCGGTTTCCGATCTGGATAAATTAGGCATTAAGCCGGAAACAAACCCTCTTGCCTATAAAGATGTTAAAGCCTTCTATGAAACGTCAGGAGATGGCGCGGAACTCCATTTGCTTGTTGTCAGTGAAGCAACTACACTCACACAGATATGTGCATCTGACGCAGGTTCACCGCTTAAAAAACTGATTAATTCGGCGGCAGGCCGTATCCGTTTGGTGGGCGTAAACCGAAATACACCGAAAGAATACAATCCCACCGTAGACCGGTGTTTGGATGCGGATGTAATAACAGCGATCACGTCAGCGCATAATGTCGCGGAAGGATTTCTCGAAAGTATAGCCCCTTTCCGGCTATTTCTTCCGGCTCTTGGATGGACGGGTGAAACAAGTGATATGTTCCAGCCCCGCGAAGGAAGTTATAATCGTGTATGTGTTGTTATGTCCTCTGATGGAAAGTTTGGTGAAAGTTCTTCTTACTCTGCCGCTATCGGTCAAGTGCTTGGACGTGCTGCCAAAATAGCCGTTAATCAGAATATTGGGCGTGTACGTAGTGGGGCTATTGCTGCAAAAGGTTATTTGATGGACGGAAAAACGCCTGAAGAACATTACAGCGTATGGGGAATACTTGATGATGCAGGATATATCTTTTACCGCACATTCATAGGTAAAAACGGGTACTATCTGAACGGTGATGCAACTGCTACGGCTACTTCTGACGATTACTGCTTTCTTGCCAACGGGCGTGTTATCGACAAAGCGGTGGTAATTGCTTATGAAACGTATATTGATGATATACTTGACAACATTGAAGTAGATGCCGATAGCGGTGCAATTTCCACACCTTTATGTAAATCCTTTGAAGCAAGTATTGTCCGGGCCGTCACAACACAAATGGCAGGTGAAATCAGTTCTTTCACCGCTTATATCAACCCGTCACAAAATATTCTTTCAAGCGGACAAATGGACGTTGAATGCGATATTGTACCGACCGGGGTATTGAGAAATATAAAAGTTAATCTATCACTTAAAAATCCGACTGCATAATGGGATTACTAAATTTTAATTCAAATGAATACGCATGGGTAGATCTGAAGGTCGTCATGCTTGGCCGTGAAGTCGTAGGCTTACGGGGCATTGAGTACAAAGTAAAGCATCAAAAGGAAGCGTTGTACGCAGCAGGAAAGAAAGCCCGTGGCATTCAAAAGGGCAAAAAAGAGTATGAAGGTACTATTACACTTCTGCAAAGTGAAATAATCGCTTTAGATCGTGCTGCACAAGAAAAGGGATATGAGGATATTACAGATATTGACTTTGATGTCATTGTCTGCTATCTGCCGGATAATGGCGTTATTACTACTGATAAAGTAGTCAACGCGTCCATTTCAGAAATACCAAGAACCTTGAAAGAAGGTGATCTGCAAATGGAAGTTGCTCTTCCGTTTATTGCTCTGAATGTTGAATCAAATGTATTATAAAACAGAATATGAATACAAGGAATGTACCGGAATATTGTGAATTACGTGCAAACCAATTAGATAAAATGAATATGGAAACAAAAGTAGAAAAAACAATCGAACAGAAAATTAGTGAATGGAAAGCAAAACACGGAGATGTGTTTCAGGTTGAAGTTGATGGCCGTGTTGCCTACCTGAAAAGACCCGATAGAAAAGTGCTTGGAGCAGCAGCCGTTACGGGTAAAAGTGACCCGATGAAATACAACGAAGTTATTTTGAATAACTGCTGGCTGGAAGGGGACGAAGAAATCAGAACTAATGATGCCATGTTCTTGGGCGTTTCCGCACAACTGGCCGAAATTATTGAAATCAAGGAGGCGACACTAAAAAAGCTCTAGCAGGGACGAATGTAGCGGATAAGAAAGGCTGGCTGTCAATGGCTGATACTCTTATCCGCGCAGTCCTGCACATGAATCCCGATGAACTGACCGATGAAGAATGGGCGCATCAAACTTTCATGGCGGAATGGGCTTTATCAGTTATTCAGGAAGGCAGAATAAGATAATATCAACTATTATCATCAAAAGGGCAAAGTAAACTATATAACGGTAACGGTACATCTTTCCGCCTTTCTTCAGATACATCGGAAGTGATGTAACAGCACCATAAGGCAGAAGCACCGGAAGCGATAAAATGAGTAATCCCCACCGGATGATCGTTGGAATATTCTTTAGTGCCTGAATACCCCAATAACTAAAGAATGCAACTATATAAATAATAAAGATAATTCCTAACATGGCCAATACACTTGAATATATATTTAGTCTACAAGATAAAGTTTCTGCTAAGATAGGCAATATTACCGTAACTTCCGAAAAGATGTTAGGTAAATTTGCTGATTTAGAGAAGAAAACCGTATCTGTAAACAGGACATTTGGTGAAACCGGGCGCACGTTGGGTTCTTTACGTGAAAAAATTGCACTCCTTCAGGCTGAACGGGAATGGATACCGGCAGAAAATATCGAAGGCATCCGGGCATATAACCGGGAAATGAAGAAACTGACAAAGGAGATAACCAAATTAGAATCTTTAAACGGCGGTAAATTCAAAAAGTGGAGTAAGGAAGCATTTGCCGCAATACCGGGTAGTAACCTTATAAGCAACCCGCTTGTAGCCGGTGTTGCAGCATTGGGATTTTCAGGAAAGTCAGCAATGAATTTTGATGAAGGCATGGCACAGGTGAATATCACCGCGCAACTGGATGAAACGGGGCTTGATGATCTGAAAACTAAACTCAAAAAGATTGCGAAGGATAATAAAACGGATGTACTTGTTGCGCCTGTCGGATTTGAAAAAATCAACTCCCAACTCAACGACGTGGATTTATCTTTGTCGATTCTTGATGCTTCCCTTAAAGGAAGTAAAGGCGGGTTTACAGAACTTGATACTGTGTCCGGTGCACTAGCCCAAACACTTTCTATTGTTGGTAAAGAAAACGCCAGTGCACAAGAAGTTTTAGATACATTCTTTGCCGCCAAGCGTGTAGGTGCTGGCGAATTTGCTGACTTTGCACGTTATATGCCCAATTTGATCGCCGGTGCTTCAAATCTTGGAATCGGTTACAAAGAAGTTGCCGGTACATTTGCTTATATGACCGGAAAGGGGCAAAGTGCGGAACGCGCGGCTGTTCTCATGGAAAATGCTTTTTCCGTACTTGGACGTGCTGATGTGCGGGGCAAAATGGAAAAGGCCGGTATCAGTGTTTTCGATGACACCGGAAAGATTCGTTCTGTCGTTGATATATTCGGAGACTTGCAAGGTATATTGTCACAACTTAACGACGAACAAAAATCCTCATTGCTTGAAAAATTCGGGATTGTCGATAAGGAAGCAAAGAACGCATTTGCCGTTCTTTCCTCTGACGTTGATAAACTGAAAGGTTCAATGAATGATGTTGCTAATTCTAGCGGGGAAACGGATAAGGCTTTGCAATATTCTAAAAACTCAATGCAAAAGGCAACGGAAGTATGGGAATCATTCAAAAATGTGGGTCTTGAAGTTGGTACATTTATTCTTCCCCTTATTAATGCAGGACTTGATGTAGCCAGTACGGTATTAAGTGGATTGGGGTATGCTGTCAATCTTATCAACGGTCTGTTTTCTTGGTGGTGGGAACAGCTAGCAACCGGAAATCCCCTTATTTGGGGGATAACCGGAGCAGCAAGCGCACTATCAGCCGCCCTTCTTGTAAATTGTGTACGAATGAATGCCGTTCTGCTTGCAACTAAGGCCAAATTAATTTGGGACGGCTTGCAAACCGGTGCTACATGGTTACTAACCACCGCACAATGGGCGTTAAATGCTGCTTTCTATGCTTCGCCTTTAGGTTGGATTGCATTAGCTATCGGAGCAGTAACGGCAGCCGTAGTGTACTGCTGGAATCATTTTGAGGGCTTCCGCAAATTTATAATGAGTATGTGGGAGACTATTAAAGAGTTTGGGCGTGTATTGCTTGATGCCATTGTTTCACCATTTAAACAGATTCTAAAAGGACTTGGCGGAGTTGGTTCGGCATTGGTTTCCCTTGTTAAAGGAGATTTCAAAGAAGCGGCCACCGCTGCCAAAGAAGGGTTTAAGGACATCGGGGAAGGCATGTTAAATGCTAGCCCGGTCATGGTCGGCGCAAATGTTGTTAAGAATGGGAACTGGTCTGAAGCATGGGAAAAGGGACAGCAGGAAGGTGCAAAAAGCTGGCAGGCGTCCCAAAATAGAAAGGATGAAAAGAACAACGGTATAGACAGTCTTATCCCGTCAGCCATTCAGCCGGAAACACCGGCTGTCAATTATGACGACCTGATGAAGAAACTAGCTAAAACAAAAAAAGCTGGCTCCAAAGGGAAGAAGGTTATAAACCTGAATGAAACGTCAAAAACGGCACAGGATTATAAAGAGACTTCCGATTATACAGCCGTTACAAAGAAACTTGAACCGGTGAAAGTCAACCTGTCACCCGTATCCCAAACGATGGCAAAGGCGGACACTGCCGGTAAAGTCATAGACGGGCGATCACGCTTTGCAAAAGTGGATGATTCACGGCAACAGTATGAACCGGAAAAGGAAAACTATCTGGCGGATATAATGCGCAATGTTCGCAAGATCGCGGCGGTAGCTGCTATTCCTTTGGCGGTAAATATTGCTGCACCAGTACAAGCCGGAACACAACCGGCACAGGCGAATGACAAACCAGCCTTTACGCAGTTAGTACAACCGGATATAACAGCAGATATTCCCGCGCCGGTTTTGACCGTTAATGTACCACCGGTGCAAGAAAAGATGCAACCGGTAAACAAACAGGAAATACCGGTTTTGACACAGCCTGTTCCGTCGATCACAACAACGGATATTCCCGCGCCGGTTTTGGCCGTTAATGTACCACCGGTGCAGGAAAAGATGCAACCGGTGAATAAACAGGAAACACCGGCTTTGACACAGCCTGTTCCGCCGATTATAACAACGGATATTCCCGCGCCGGTTTTGGCCGTTAATGTACCACCGGTACAGGAAAAGACGCAACCGGTGAACAAACAGGAAACACCGGCTTTGACACAGCCTGTTCCGCCGATCATAGCAACGGACATTCCCGCGCCTGTTCTGACCGTTAATGTATCACCGGTACAGGATAAAATGCAACCGGTGAACAAACAGGAAACACCGGCTTTGACACAGCCTGTTCCGCCGATCATAGCAACGGACATTCCCGCGCCTGTTCTGACCGTTAATGTATCACCGGTACAGGATAAAATGCAACCGATAAGCAAGCAGGAAACACCGGCTTTAATACAACCTGTTCCGCTGACCATAACAACGGATATTCCCGCACCGGTTTTGGCCGTTAATGTTCCGCCGGTACAGGAGAAAGCAAAAACAGTTCCTAATAATCCGTTTTCTATCCAGCCGGAACAAAGTACTGAAGTTCCGGGGATATATATTAAAGAGCCGGTTAATACAAAGAAAGACGGTTTTCAAGAGTTGGCAGATAGTGTCCGTAATTTGTCGTTACTCTGCGAAGCTACACCGATAGCCAGTACATTTCCTATCGGTCAAATGGGGGCAGATATGATTCAAGAAAGAGGGGCTGACTATATGAATAGTCTCCCACAAATCAAGAATGATATTCTTATTCCTGAAATGGCTGTACCTGACGCGAATGTGTACAATATAAGCAACGATAAAAACGAAAGAGTTAATGAACGCACAAGTATATTCAGTGAAAAAGAAACAGTGCGGGATACGGGAAAGACTATTCAGATAGACAGGGTTTGCGACCAAATTGTCATACATGTTGAAAATACAGACAAAAAAGGTGAAAGTGAAATCCGTAATGCTGTGATTAAGGTATTTAATGAAATTTACGAAGTATAGGTAATATGGAATTTAATATTGCAAAAGTTTTAGTTTCTGCATTGGGATATAAAGGTTTGCCATATCCGGGTGTGTGGTTTCCTTCTGGTAAAATCACCGGCGAAAAACCGGAGTACCAATATGAAGGACAGGAAAAAGATGTTAAGACACATTCTGATTTAGGCTCTGTACTACGTAAACAGGACGCACAGGGACGATATTATTTTATGCCTGTCGTATTGGAGCATAAAGGCAAGGAATATGAAATACCGAACTCTGTTATCAGCTTCACAGGAAAAAAGAACATTGTAGAAACTGCAATGATCGGACGCAAAGGTAGTGTGAAAGAACTTATAAATATAGATGATTACGAGATCAGTATTCAGGGCGTTGCGCAATCAGATGATTTCCCTGAAGCGGAACTGGTTGCACTCAACGAACTATATAATATCAATGAATCCGTTATACTAAAATGCGCACTAACTAACGTATTTCTTGAAGAAGATGATAAAGTAGTTATAAAGAGCCTTGATGTGTCGGATATGAAAGGTACTGACAGTTTTGTCATTATTAAAATGTCGTTAATCACAGATCGAAATTTTGAGCTAATAATTGAATAACCATGTTTGTACTTTGCAGTGAAATAAAGATAGGAAGCGTTTCTTTTAAGTCGGTACATGAGGTGCAGATAAAAAGAAGTATTTATAACCTTGCGGCAACGGCTATAATCAAAATACCGGTTACTGCCGTGCTTAAACATACCGGAGAACCACCGGCACATATTGAGACAGCCAGCACAATAAAGGCCGGTGACAAGGTAGAAATTCGCCTGGGATATGATAATAGTTTCAATACAGAATTTGTCGGGTATGTGAAACGGTTAAATTATAAAGTTCCTTTAGAAATAGAATGTGAGGATGAATATTACATGACGCGCTATGTTAATTGTGTATTTTCAAAGAAAGAGACGACATTAAAACAGTGTTTGAATGCCATTCTACCGGAAATTAAAGTGGCTTCATGTGTAGACCTTACATTAAAGAACTTTGTAATTAACAACAAACCGGGAAGCTGGGTGCTCGGCTATCTGAAAAAAGAATATGGTTTGACGGTTTTCTTTGATATAAACGGAAATCTGTATGCAGGAAAGGCACATGATGTAAAGGGGGAAACTGTTAAATACCGGCTTCGGTATAATGTCGTAAAGGATGATGATTTAAAATATCAACTCGCTAACGATGTGAAACTGAAAGTAAAGGCTATCTGCTATTATAAAGACGGGACAAAGATAGAAGGCGAAATCGGGGAAGAAGGCGGTGAAACAAAGACACTATATTATTATGACGTAAAGGATGCAAAGGAACTGAAAACGCTGGCCGGGGAAGAACTCAAACGATACTCTTTTGACGGGTATAGGGGAAAGATTGAAACATTCCTTTTCCCGTTCTCTCTGCCCGGCATGGTGGCAGAACTGGACGACCCGGTTTATCAGGAACGTAACGGGACTTATTTTATCGAAAGTACAGAAGTATCATTCAGTACGCAAGGAGCGCGCAGAACGGTTGAATTAGGTATTAAGGCATGAATGAAATAGAAGAAATACGACGTAAGATTATGAGCGAAAGCGGGGATAGTTTGGTTTTTCCTGCAATCGTGACAAAGGTAGATGAAAGTGACTTCACCTGTGAAGTGCGGCGTGATGACGCAGTGGACTATTTCGATGTGCGTTTGCGCGGGCTGGTAAAAGGAGATTTACAAGGCTTTGCATTTATACCTAAAATGCAAAGTACTGTATTGGTTTGCCGCATTGGTAAAAGCAATGAATTGTTTGTCTGTCAGTTCACAGAAATAGACAAGGTTATTTTTACCAGCGCGGATACTTCCCTGACAGTTGATGCGGATAAGATTGAAGTATTGAAAGGTGGCAACTTTTCTATATTAATCAATTCGGAAAGCATGACTATACAAGCCGGGCAAGCAACAATAAAAACCACGACTGGCGGACTGACACTGACAAAAGGTTCTTCCGGTCTTAAAAAAACACTGGATGACTTGCTGACAGCTATTCAGAAAATAACAGTGACGACAAATATAGGCGTGAGCGGTGTGCCTGTGAATATCGCTGATTTTATAAAAATACAAAAGGATTTATCTAATTATTTGGAGGGTTAAAATATGGCATTGGTAAAAGCAACGGTTAAAGCTGGTATAAAATCAGCATTCACACAAGTGATGAATCAGGAAGAAGGACGGGAAGATGCATTGGATAAAGTGGCGGATAAGATTGCAGATACCGTTATTAGTGCGATCAAAAGTGCACAGATAACATATTCTGCCGGACTGGTTGCCCCGGCAATGGGCGGCCCGGTAACAGGAACTTTTAATTGTACTATAACATGATAGATATACAACATACAGAGGACGGAGATATAGATATAACGTCAGGTGACATTCTTTATAGTGAATCTACAAGCCAACACCAAAAAGATATATTGCTTGCCGATAAGGGGCATTATAAGGAAAGCCCTGAAACGGGTGTAGGTGCAGTTAATTATATCAATGATACCGACCCGGAAAACTTCTACCGTGCCGTCCGCAAAGAGCTTACCCGTGACGGCATGAAAGTGACCAAAGTAAGCATGGATAATACAATAGCAAGATATGAAGAAAGTAACGATTAAACCAAATCAGACTATATATGATATTGTACTGTCAGAATATGGTACATGTGAAGCAGTCGCTAAAATCATCAATGACAACCCGGATTTGGCTAATGATGACAGTTCTAAAGTTCTATGCGGTATTGACCCGATTAATGATAAAGGTCTTTATTTAGACCTTCCGTTACTTCCGGGAAGTACGGTTTTAATTGATATGGATAGTGTTTTAAAAAAGAATATAGTTAAGGAACTGGATAAGCCAATTACAACATTTGATATACAGAATTATGGCACGGACAATAAATGAAATACAAAATGAGATTATCACTTCCCTTAATGGGAAAAAAGATATTTCACTTTCTACCAGTAAGGTGGCAGAATGGCGGTTATGGACTTATATTATCGCTGTTGCAATACATTCCTTTGAACTGATTCTTGATGTGTTCAAATCGGAAATTGACACACTGACAAACAAGATCACACCGGGAACTGTACGCTGGTATGCTGAAATGTGTTATCGTTTTCAAAACGGACATGAGCTATTATTTGATGAAAATACAGCAATGCTTTATTATCAGACAAACGACCCGGACGCACAGATAATCAAAGTTGTTGCCATACGGGAAAATAAAAACATGCTGACTATAAAAGCGGCGAAGAAAAACAGTTCCGGGAAGATTGTGCCGCTTGATGTTGATGAAAAATACAATTTCGCTTCTTACATAGATGCCGTTAAGTTTGCCGGGGTTGATACAAATGTCATATCTACAAGTGAAGATAAGTTGCGGTATAACATTGAAGTCTTTTTTGAAACTTCCATCCCGTCCACGCTTGTAAATGAGAATGTTGTTAAAGCGTTGGATACTTTTAAATCCTCTTTAGGGTTCGATTCTATGATTTATAAGCAGCGTTTTATTGATGCCGTTATGGGAGCGCAGGGAGTAATAACGTGTAATCTCATATCACTTGAACGAAAAGGGGCTACGGATACGAATTTCATACAGGTAGGAATCTTTTCTGAATTGGAATCCGGGTACTTTGAATATTCTGACGATAGTATAATCACACTTAAAACACTTAAAGATTTGGAAACATGAACATCAAAATGAACTTCCTGAACCTTGCGCGGCAACTACTGCCGCCACACAAAAGACAACCGGTACGCATGAAATTGTTACATGGATTCTTTGCCCCATTACATAGCCTTTTTGAGACTTTCGATCAATGGCGTAGTGATTCCCGGATGATGGTTAATGTGAACTCACAAATCAAAGTCTTTGAAGGATACCTAAGAAAAAAATACAATGAGCCTATAAGCATCAAAATTATAACTTATAACAATGGGCTGTTACTCGTTGGGCTGGGAATTGAAGGTAAGACCATGTGGCCGGAAATCGGTTTGGAAACGGAAAGAATGAAGGCCGTACCACTTGAAAACGAGATTCGGGATAAATTTGACGGGGTTGATTTTATTGTATATATCCCCGCCGGGATTAACATAAATCTCATTGATGCAGAGATTCAGAAATATAAACAGGTATTAACGACTTACAAAATAGTACAGCAATGAAAGAACATGTACAAAAAACAGGTATTAGACAGTGGGCCGGTGAGGATTTTATTGATTTGCAATCCGAACCGTTAAAAGCCATTGAGGGATTTTTAAAAGAATACGGGTCTTGTATTATTCAGGGCGGGCATGTAACCAGCAACGGGAACGGAACATTTTCTGTTTCTTCAGGTTTGGCCGCATTATCAGGAAAAGATGTTGAAGGCAATGATACATTTAAAGTTGTACCCTTTGCCGCATTGGAAAAAACGACATTACCGGTGTATCTAACACTTACATGCTCAATAGTTGAACGGGCTTACATGGATAACAAGGTAAAACCGATAGCATACGAATATAAAGCGGCGGTTGCTGCTGTCAAACCGGAAGGTGTATCATATCTTGAATTATCTGAAAAGGTATTGCGATTTGTGGATGTGATGCAGGATACGGCACACCGGTTTATGACAGATACAGAACGTACCAAATTGAACGGGATTGCTGAAGGAGCAAACAAGTATGTTCATCCGGGCAGTCATCCTGCCAGCATGATTACTGAAGATGCTATACACCGGTTTATGACTGATGCAGAACGTACCAAGTTGAACGGGATTGCAGCAGGAGCGAATAACTATGTTCATCCGGGCAGTCATCCGGCCAGCATGATTACTGAAGATGCTACACATAAGTTTATGACTGATGCAGAACGTACCAAATTAAACGGGATTGCAGCAGGGGCGAACAACTATGTTCATCCTACCAATCATCCGGCAAGTGTGATTACTGAAGATGCTATACACCGGTTTATGACCGATGCAGAACGTACCAAGTTGAACGGGATTGCAGCAGGAGCGAATAACTATGTTCATCCGGGCAGTCATCCGGCCAGCATGATTACTGAAGATGCTACACATAAGTTTATGACTGATGCAGAACGTACCAAATTAAACGGGATTGCAGCAGGAGCGAACAACTATGTTCATCCGGGCAGTCATCCGGCCAGCATGATTACTGAAGATGCTACACATAAGTTTATGACTGATGCAGAACGTACCAAATTAAACGGGATTGCAGCAGGAGCGAACAACTATGTTCATCCGGGCAGTCATCCGGCAAGTGTGATTACTGAAGATGCTACACACCGGTTTGTAACTGACACAGAAAAGGCCGGATGGAATGGTAAGGCAGCAGGAGATCATAACCATGCAGGGGTATATCAACCAGTAGGCAGTTATGCACCCGCTTCGCATAAGCACGGAGCAACAGATGTGACCGAGGATGCTACACACCGGTTTGTGACTGATACAGAAAAGGCCGGATGGAATGGCAAGGCAGCAGGAAATCATAACCATGCAGGAGTATATCAACCGGTAGGCAGTTATGCACCCGCTTCGCATAAGCACGGAGCAACAGATGTGACCGAGGATGCTACACACCGGTTTGTGACTGATGCGGAAAAAAACGGATGGAATGGTAAGGCAGCAGGAGATCATAACCATGCAGGAGTATATCAACCGGTAGGCAGTTATGCACCCGCTTCACATAAGCACGGGGCAACAGATGTGACCGAGGATGCTACACACCGGTTTGTGACTGATACAGAAAAGG